TCGAAAACAACAGCCTAACAGACATCGGAAGTGTGTCGGGTTTAACAGCCTTGACTTATCTGAACCTCGGCTACAACAGCCTAACAGACATCGGAAGTGTGTCGGGTTTAACAGCCTTGATTTATCTGTTCCTCGACGGCAACAGCCTAACAGTTGCAATGGTCGACGCTAAACTGTCTCAATGTAGAGTCGCTTACGACGGAGGCGCACCGTTTAGTAGCGGCATACAATTACATGACAATGCAATCCCAACAGGGGGTGTTTCAAATGCTGATTATGTTTATTTAACAGGGCAAGGAATCTCAGTAACAATAGATAATAGTTAAAAATAAAAATGATATGAATTTATACAAGACTTACAGATTAGTTTGGAATAACGCTAACGAAGTGACCCTTCTAAATAAATTTCCGACAACCAGCGTTACTGGATGCGAATTAGGATTTGATGCGGATTCAAAAGCCGAAGTAGACGCAAAAATCACAGAGTTAAGTTTAATCTTGTCGGATGAACTTGCGGATGAATGGGAAAAAATTGAATGATTTTGAAATATTAAAATGAAAAAATGAAAAAAAGAAATAAATATAATTTCGGGAAGTCTTCAAAACGAAGGCTTTCCGATGTTTCTGATTATTTGCAGTTGACAGCAAGGCGGGCTTTAATCTGTTCACCCATAGATTTTGGCGTTTCTTATATGGGCGGTAAACGAACCGCTGAACAACAGAACGAAATTTTCAAAAAAGGGCACTCAAATTGTGATGGGTATAATAAAATCAGTTTTCATCAAAAAACAAATGAGAAAGAAAAAGGCCTTGCACTTGACCTTGTACCATACATCTCAGGCGAAGGGCTTTCGTATAAAGCACACGGTCGTTTTGGGATCATTGGAATGTTGATGCTTGAAGCGTGGCAAGAACATCAGGACGAAGGCGAAATTCCAGAAGGTTTATTTCTTCATTGGGGCGGCTTATGGTCACACAAAGACCCTTTGAGATTGGGTTGGGATTTGGCTCATTACGAAATTCGTGATTACGAGCAAATTGAAATGGTTTAAAGTTAAAAAAAGTGACTAAAAAGACACTTCAGAAATATAAAAGAATAATTGATGAATGGTTTGTGAACGGCTTCAACGGTACACAGGCTTATAAAAAATATTATAAGCACGTCAAAGACCAGACCGCCACAGTCAATTTTTCAAAAATTCAGTCTTTGCCAGAATTGAAAAGTCACTTTAAAAAAAAGCATGACGCCGCCGCAAGAATTGTCAATATAACTCATGAAGGGATTCTTAACGAATTAAAGAATTGGATAGAGGCAGACGTTACGGATACAATGAATTTGACGGCTGATGAATTGAAGGAATTGCCAATTGAAGTGAAGCGTTTAATTGCAAAATACAAAATAACGACGCGTGACATTTACGGAAAAGATGCGGAACTTGTTGAAACAATCACGACTGTTCAACTTCAGTTTGTTTCAAAGGAACGGGCAATTGATATGATTTCAAAACATTTGGGCTTTTATGAAATTGACAATGAACAGAAGTCAAATGACATTCACATTTATACTTCAAATCCCAAACACAAGGGATTGATTGAAGATATAATTGAAGGAAAAAAATGAAAACAGGGCAATATGAAACAACAACGGCTTTTGAAACTATATGCAATTTAAGAAAAGAAGTCAGGATTGTTCAAGGCGGTAAAAGCTCTTCAAAAACGATATCAATTTTGATGCTTTTTATCTTGTTGGCAATTTCAAAGCGTGAAGGGCTGATTCTTTCGGTTGTGGCTGAATCAATGCCGAATCTTTTGTCAGGGGCTTTGCGTGACTTTGAAAAGATACTAAAAAGTTGGGGTTTATATGACAAATTTAAAATAAACAACACGCGTCACGTTTACACATACGGTTCAAATCTGATCGAATTCTTTTCAGTTGATGGCGAAAATTCAAGGCTTGGTTCAAGGCGTTCACATTTGTACATCAATGAAGCCGATTCAATAAAATTTTCAACGTTCATTGAAATATATGGCCGAACTTCGGACTTCACCATAATGGATTACAATCCGCGCCGTAAATTTTGGGCACACAAAGAATTGATCGGCGAACCTCACGTTGACTTTTTAACTTTAAATTTTACTCATAACGAATTTATACCGGCAAAGGAAAAGGCTTCAATTCTTTGGTTTAAGAAAAAGGCTGACGAAGGTTCAAGATATTTTAAAAATAAATGGCGCGTTCTCGGTTTGGGTCTTCTTGGAATCACAGAAGGCGTAATCTTCGAAAACTGGACTGAAGCAAATCAAGTGCCTCCTGACGCTCATTATCTGGGCGCGGCTTTAGATTGGGGCTTCACAAATGACCCAACGGCTATCGTCAAGCTTTACAGATATAATCAAAAGATTTATATAAAAGAATCATTATATAAACGCGCGATGTTGAACAGTCAAATTGCGAAACACATCATTGATGACCCTGAATTGCTTAACGGAATTATCATTGCTGACGCGGCGGAACCGAAAAGCATTGCAGAATTGAAAACATACGGTGTCAAAATCAAGAAGTCAGACGTCAAAGACATTGCTTTTGGTATATCTGTCATTCAGGAATTTGAACTTGTAGTTGTTGGAAAAAATGCTGTTGAAGAATTTGAAAACTATTGTTATAAACGAAATAAAGCTGGTGAACAACTTGACATTCCAATTGATGACTGGAACCATATTATTGACCCAACAAGATATTTCTTTGCTGAAATGCTTGCAAAGTCATCAATGTCGGGAAATACATTCCGCTTTGTGAAATAGTATTATATTTGAAAATATGGAAATTGAAAATTTTAAACTGATCGACTTTTTCAATCAAAACCGCAGCTTGATTGACAATTATGTTGTCACCCTTCGTTATGTCAAGCCAATTAAAACAAAGCGTGAAGTCTTTCAAATGAAATTGAAGCACGTTGAACTGATAAAACAAACAATCGGTTCAGGCAATGACCGTGATTTGATAAAAATTGTTTCAAAGGTTCAGAAGTGTTCGGAAGATGAAGTACTTGAAATGCAAATCATACAATTTTTTGGAATTATAAATTCAATCAAGGAACAGCTCATGACAATTGTGAGGGCGGAGGAGAACGGCTTGACGCCTTCGGACGTCAATATGAAATGGGAGCAAGTCGGCGGGTCGGAGAGGATGGAAAAGTTTGGGGTTATCAACACGCTTGACAAATTAACGGGGAAGAAGCCGCATTTGCATAAGGTTTATTTAAACATGAAATACTCTGAAATATTTACGATTTTGTTGAAATGGAAAACAGAAGCCGAAATTCAAAAAGAAATGAATCAAATTAAGACGAAATAACCATGTACGAAATTTTAAAAGCATTTGCGACATTAAAAGGTTGGGTTTTCGAATATGGAAGATCGGACTTTCAGAATCTATTCAATTCGGCGGAACAAAAAGACGTTTCACATTTATTTCTCGACCCGGTTAAAATTGGTAAGCGCAGGAATGACACAGGCGGCGTTGAAGCAATGGTTTATACAGGTTCATTTATGTTGCTATATTCTTCAGAAATAGATGAAATAGGATATGAAGAAAGGTATCTTAAATATATTAAACCAATCGTGATGACAAAAATTGAACTGATCGAAACTGATTTAATTTGCGTGCAAGAAGCCAAAATTGAACTATGGGAAATCGTTGAGGTGATTAATATGTTTGATTATAACCTTGACGGTGTAATTGTAAACTATAAATTAACTATTGACCTATGACAACAGACGAAGTCATAAAAGTAGAGATTGAATCAATTATAAATGACATTATAAAGGTTTACAATGATTCTGGTAGAAGGGCTTCGGGCGAATTTGCAGAAGGTCTTGAAGCCATTTATGAGCCGAACAAGGGAACAATCAAAGGGTATCTTTATTTGTCGGGGCGTGGCAAGACAAAAAAGAAAGGAAAGTCAGGTGAACCAACAGTTCAAGAACAGATTTTGAAATGGTTAAAAATTAAAGGCATAAAACCATTAGAGGAAAAAACAAGTCTGAAGTCTTTGGCTTTTTTAATTGCAAGACAAATACACAGGGAAGGGACAGATCGTTCCAAATGGCTGAAAATATATGAAAAGGTTATAACTCCTGAACGGATCGATAGCATCATAGACAGGGTTTCAACTTTAAATGTGAACAAAGTGCTAACTGAATTTAAAGCAAAACTTGAAGTGTTTGAAAAGGGCGTTTAATCTAAAAAAAATAAAATTATGGCAATCACATTTAAAAAAGAACCATCTGGCATTTATCCTGCGTACAACGATGCCTTCATTGAGTTTCGGTCAACGATTTTGAATGACAATCGGGCTGAAATAACGGTTGATCCATTCCCACGCGTTTTTCTTATATACCCAAATTATGCAGGCGTTTATTTGTTCAACATGAAAGAAGCGGTAAGGGCTGTTTTTAACCAGAACGGATTTGAAGATTCAAACTTTGATTTGTCGGTTTATTTTAAAAGCATACAAGGGCTGTATTTATCGCAGGAAATAGAAATAAAAGTTTTGACAGATACAACGTCAGTTGATACATTGTCAAAGACTTACACATTTTTCAAAGCTGTAAAACAAATTGGTGAACCTATCTTTTCAAATCCCTTCCGCTTGCTATCAAACACGGCTGACGGGGTCAACTTTGCATTGACGTACTTTGAAGGCTTTCCCTTTTCCTTCGATATTTTAAAGGCAACGTCGGGAAAGGTTGTTACGGTGAAAAGTTTGAACACCGGTGTCACTTCAGACCCTATGACGCCAACTTTATCAGATTCATTCAGAATCAACGTTGACAAAGGCGGTTCACATAATTGGACTTATGATAATATACTACCATTAATTACAGGCTTGAACAGGCTTGAAATCTATGAAGACGGGGCTTTCAAGACAAATTTGTTGATCAACAAAAAAAAGCAATGTTCAGGCGTTTATTTAAAATGGTTCAATAGGCACGGCGGATTCAGCCATTATCTTTTTAATAAATACTTCATTCAGCAAACAACAGGTTCGGAAGCTGGAAAAGTTTACAAAGGTGAAATCAACAATATTGCAGAAACAACCGGTAATTTTAAAAGCATTGGGAAGGATGTGAAAGGAAAAATGACTATAAAAGCCAAATATCTGGCTGATGATTACGAAATTTTAAAAGATATTTTTTCAAGTCCCATAATTCAAATGTACACATCCAGACAAGCAAACGTTGAGGGCAGATTCATTGACGTCATCGTAGATGGAAGCATTTCATATAGCAACAAACGCCACATCAATGACATTTCTTTAATTGTTGAACTTCCGGAAGTTATAACCGCTAAACTTTAAATTATGTCTGTAAGTTTATATCTTAATAAAACAAAAGTTGACACTTATACAAAGCCGATGACGCGAAACATCAGGATAGGTGAAGTTTCAGAAGTTGGTAAATTAAAGTCATCTTTTTCATATACGGATAGTTTGCCGAAAACAGCAAAGAATGTAGCTTTCTTTGAAATGCTTGGTGTAATTGGAAACACAAGCCGGAAGCCTTATGAATTAATTGTAGCTGACTATGTTGTCGACGGTATATATTTGGTTATGAATGGGATAGCGGTTGTGAAGGAAGCTGATGAAGATTTCAAATACAATTTAATTGACGGTGTCAGAAGCCTTTCAGAGTTATTAAAAGGGCAAAAATTGATCGACTTGCCGCTTAATGACTTAACCCACATTTTGACAACTCAAAACTATATTGACAGTTTTGAAAATACAGAAGGTTACATTTATGGGATCGCCAATTATGGAAGGAGTGCTGATTCGGGTAGTACAACAGATGTTAAAGTTGAAAAGCAAGCCCCGTCAATTTACGTTCACACGTTGTTTAGAAGGATTTTTGAAAGCAACAATCTGACTTTACAGGGTGATTTTTTTAATTTTAATCAAGATTACCTGAACGAAGTCCTTGCACCTTCAAATGGTTATGAGGTTGAAGCTGGGGAGGTTACAAGCACGGCGAAGGGCGGGGCTGTATCTGATGAACTATCAGACACTGACGGTTCAAATGATTTCATCACTTTTGAAGAAGGCTTCACATTGACTGACAACAGTCTAATTGGGGCTTCAATTGTTGATGGGAAAATGAAGTTTACCGTTCCGGGAATTTATAAAATTGATATGTCTATTTTGTATTGGATAAATCAAACACTTGCAAGTATACAAATCAAACTGAATGATACGACAATTTCATATATTTCACTTTCTGAAGGTGACAATCAGGCTCTTAACAAGTCAATTGTGCTCACAGTTGGAGTTGATGACGTTATTTCATTCATGATTTCAGGCAGTTCATATACCGACCCTGAATTTTTTATCATTGATTACAATGTTCAATTTGATTCTTCGATTTATCTACAAACGGGGGGGCAAGTCATAAAAGCATCTGATTATATCGGAGACATGCTTCAAATTGACTTTGTGAAAGACATTGTAAATAGATACGGGCTGCTTTTACACCCTATTCAAAACACAAATCAATTCAGGTTCAAAAGACTTGAAGCCTTGTTGAAAGATAGGGCAACGCATGAAGATTGGAGCTCCAAACTTGGTGAAATTGGAGGTGAAAATTATGTTTCTGGTTATGCCAAAAGAAATATGGCCAAATACAAATACCCTGAGGCCATCGTTGTTCCAAATAATGACGGTGAAATGTTGATTGACAATGATAACGCCTTGAACGAAAAAACGTTTTTTTCAAGCCCGTTTGAAATTCCAGTCAAATATGCTATGATTTACAATAACCAGACTTATCAATTGCCAATTTGGAGTGAGGATGATGAAGGAACGCCTGTAAATGAAGAGCAACCTTTGCGAATTATGAAAATTGAACGCTTTGACATTTCTTTCACAGCGAAATTATTTGATGAAATAACAGGAATCACAGTTTCAACAAACGTTCCTTTCTTAAATCTTGAAAATATGTCGATGCAATATTTTCTTTCAAATTATTACCCAGCATTTCAAAGCCTTATGGATAATTATAAGAAGCGCAAGTTCAAGTTCAACTTATCACCAATTGATATATACAATCTTGACTTCTTCAAATTAAAATTTCTAAAACAAACGGGACGATTTTATTACATGAACCGAGTCCAATATACACCAGGAAAAC